CGACCGCTCTCGGCTTTGTGCGCGCTGTCGCCATAGCTGAAATCACAGCCAAACAGCTTGAGCGTGCCGGGCTTGTGATGCAGCGCCCAGGCGACCGCCCAGCTCACCGTGTTGTTGAAATAAGCTGTGCCCAGATCGTTGATGACATCCTCGATCGGCATCTCCTGCGCGTTGGGATACTTCTCCCAAGCGCGCGAGGTCAGCCATGGCCGATCGTAATCTTTCAGCCAGGCCATCGTGCCCACGAGCGGAGGGTTCTCTGCTATGCGCCCCTCGGCCATCGCCTCGATCCGAGCCTCCTGTATCCTCAAGTCATCCATCGCGATCAGCAGGTCGTGATAGATCACGCCGCCCATCGCGTTGATCGCGATCACATAATCCGCGACCCGCTTCCTGCCGCCATGATGCGCGGCGAGGATCATGTAGCCTGCAGCCGATCGACCCATCGCCACGATGGCGATCGTCTTGCCCTCCAGGTCGCCGACCTTCGGGAGTCCTTCACTCATGGGGATTGTCTCCTGCGTTAGCTGGTGGCCAAGACGCCCACGCCCTCGAGTGCCGTAATGATCGCGTTGATCGCGGTCGCGTTGCCAGAAGCGCTCGCGCCCGTTCCAGTCGTGACCGCAGCGATGTTTGCGGCCTGTGAACCGGCTGCAGTGATGGTCGCGCCCGACGAGATCTGCAGCTCGCCACCGACCACCCACACCGCGCCGCCCTGCTGCTCGTAGTTGTCTGCGTTATAGCTCATGTTTGGTCTCAGTTAGATATGAGGTGAATGGCCGGGGCCTGACGCCGCGCGCAGCCCCCATGTACCGCGCTCCGTGTGGTTGGACGCGGCCCCGGCGCATTCAATTGGTTACGCCTTCTGCGTGCTCTGCGGCGCGTTGATGGGGTCGCCCAGAACTGCCATCACAGAATGCACTCCGGTCGCAGTGCCGGCGACCGTGAGGTCGACCGTCACATAGCGATCGACGCCGATGTAGCCGATCTTTGCGATCTGCCCATCTGACGCGCCACCGGAGATCGTAGCACCTGCCTCAGTGCCGATCAGGTCCGCGTCAGCAACAGCCGACAGCGAACCCGTCGCCGAGCCGCTCTTGACCGTCGGGGTCAAAGAGAAGCCGGTCGTCGTCACCGCACCGTTGGCGATGAAGAAGGTCACTGAGTTGAAGCCGGCGCGGTCGATCACCGTGCCCGAAACCGCACCCGTTGCCGAGGGCGAAACCGGAGCGACGACCTTGACGGCCTTGACGTTGTTGTAAAGATCTGCAGCCATTGTGTGATCTCCTTACGCCAGCTTGACGCGAGCGAACGCTTCACCGAAGATCGGCATCCCGTCGACCGCATGGCGACCGAGGAACCCGTCCTGACCGGTGGCAGCGTAGAGCTCAACGAGCCGCTGTACAGTGAGGTTGAGCGAGGTGGCGACCCAGTAGTAGCTGAAGTCACCCAGGATTCCGACGTACTGGCCAGTCGTGAAGGTGTTCGGAGCGAACTCGCTCATGACCACCGGGATGCCGAGCAGCTCGTCGCTGACCGCATCGCGGATGCCAGGCGACCAGATGTAATCGCCGTTTCCGTCCTTGAGCTTGGCGATCTGCTTGACCGCATCGCGGTGGAAGACCCAGCGAGCGTTCGGCAGGTAGCCGGCCTTCAGGCTGTACTTGACCTCGAACAGGTTGTCGGCACCGATGGCCGTCGCGCTGTTGCCGGTCGAGACGTCGCGGCCGGTGCCGATGCCGTCGTTCGAGGCAGTGAAGACGCCGAGCGGCTGCCCTGCGCCGTTACCCGTCATGAAGGCCTTTTCCTCGGACACGCCGAACTTGTAGGCCATCTGATCGCGGATGATCGTCTCAGGGTTGATCGCCGAGGCCCGCAGCAGCTTGCGCGATACCTTGATCAGCTTGGCGAGGTCGTGCGGGTGCAGCTCACGCTTGCCGAAGCTGAGCGAGCTGTCCTCCGACACCGTGCCGATCTCGCTGGTCCACGATGCATCGGCCATGTCGGCCTCGATGGTCGGACGGCCAACGCTGTCGCCAGTCGTCAGCGTGTAGTTGGTGGCGAGCTGGCGAACGAAAACCTGGTCGCGCACCTTCTCGAGGAGCGAGGCCACGAAGTCGGCCGGCACCATGTAGCCGCCTGACGAGTCGGGCGCAGCTGCCAGCGCGCGGGCCTCACCGGTGCGCAGGTACTCGCCGAACGCCTTGCGGTATTCCGGCGAAGCGATCTCAGGACGGGCGCGCACAGCGCCCTCGATCAGCTGACGGGTCTCAGGCGAGAAGCCCTCAAGCAGCGCATCGGCGCGATGCTCCGGCGCGGCCTTGACCTGACGCTCCTCGAGCTCCTCGAGCTGGGCGCTTTCACGCTGGGTCTCTTCGAGGCGCTCGACGCGCTCGCGCAGCGAGGTCGCCTGGTCCATGAGGCGATCGTAGCTTTCGGACTCCACGGTGTCGAAATCGCGATTCTCCTGCTCCGCGAGATCGACCATCGAACGCGCCTCGGCGATAAGCCGTGCCCGCTCCTGTCGCAGTTCGTTGATGTTCATCTCTGTCTCGTTGTAATGGTTGAAAAGGTTGCGCCGCCGAGCGGGTCAGGCTCTGCCCCGATGGGCTTACGGCTGGTCGTCCTCAAGCTCGAGCCGCCGCTTGGCATGCTTGACCTTGAAGACAGGCTGAGCGGTCTCGCTGCGCGCCTGCTCAAGGGCACGCGCAGAGACCACTGTCTGGGAGTATGCAGGGTAAACCACAGGCCCGACGTCGAAGAGCTCGCGCACCTTGCTGATATAGCGCACGGTCGCGCCGTTGCTGCGCTGCTCCCAGCGATCCTCCTCGACCGTGAAGGCGAAGGAGTTGCCGGTCACATCGCCGCGCTGGATGAGCTCGTAAACGTCACGCCGAGTCTGCGGCAGATTGTCGACCTCGTAGTAGAGGCCATCGCTGCGAGCCTCGAGGCGCAGCGTGCCTGATGCCGTGCGCCCGAGGAGATAGTTCGAGTCGTGATTGAACAGCGCGCGGACGTCCGAGCTCATGATGGCCTCGTCGAATGCGCCCTGTTCGATGATCTCAGTGAAGCCGCCGAGGTCCTCGGATTCCTGACCGATGACGGCCGCCATGCCACTGATCGACATGGCCCCCGTGTCAGCCTCGCGGATCTCGAGTTTCTCGAGCGGGATAAAGCGACGTTCCATGGTCTCGCCTTTGCTGGATTTGCGCTGCCCTAAACTATCTTCCTCCTCGCTTTGTTGCCAAACAGAAAAGCAGAAGGCCAGCCGCTGATCCTGATCTGGAAAGTCGGTCATCGATTCTTCGTCGCTCATGCAGCGACTGATGAACTCGTCTTGACTCTCGCCTTCGATCGGTTCTGGCATCTTCGCTCTCTTATTCGGCGACCATCTGGCACTCGCAGCCGCGATGCAACGGCGGGTGCTTGATCGTCTGCGTGATTCGCATCGTCGCGCCACTGCTGGCCTCGATATCGATGCCCTCGCCGGCGAACGGTTCTGCGATCGTGACGACGCTGCCGTTCACCTGGCTGCAGAAGTCGCAGGGGTCAGCGTCAGCGATCCAGCGCAGGGCCACGACGCCGAGCGTTGCATAGGCAGCACGCAGCATCGCCTGCCCGGCGCGAGTCGTTTCTTCCATCGTCGCGTCGTCGGCTCGATCTTCTTCCCAATGCTCGCCGAGCTTGAGGATCTCGTCGGCCGCCTGATCGGGGTCGACGCGATCGAGCAAGTCGATCAGCTGCTTCTGCGAGTATCCTGCATACCGGCTCGCCATCGCCGTGATATATGCCTGCACCCAGTTCTGCAGCATCGGCCACGGGTCATCGCCGCCGACCTCGCCCTGCGCGCTGTAGGCGACCTGCTCCTGGTAGCTGCGCACGATCGGGCCCACCGCTTTCATGATGCGGTCGACGAACTCCGGCCCGTAGAATCCCTCGACCCAGCTCTTGAAGCTGTCGACGCCTCGGAACTCGCGCTCAACTGCGCTGCGGATTGCCCGGACCTCGCCTTTCACGATCGTCTGCCAGGCTTCGCGGATCAGCGGCCGAAAGCTGTTCGCCAAACGCTGACGCTGCTGCAGACTGCGGCGCTGCACTTCGTTCTTGGCCGTGCGCCACTCGCGGCTGTCGCCCTCGAGGCGATCGATGGCCTCGTTGATCGTGTCGCGCATATGATCGAAGCCACGCGAGCCGACCATATGCCATTTCAGCTGAGCGACCACCCCCGGCAGCTGGAAGTCTTCGAAATGCCGAGCCGACCAGGCCTCGCGCTCGCGGATCTTGTCGACCTGCGTCGCGCTCAGCTCGTCGGCAGGAATGCCCTCCTCGCGGATCTCGCGCAGGATGCGGTCGCTCCGGTTGCCTTCGACGTTGCCACCTCGACCCCAAATCTCGGGATACTCTTCGCGGATGCGGTTGACGTAATCGAGCGGCGGGAGCTCATATCGGCTATTGCTCAGGCTGACCGTCTCGTCATCGCCCTGCGTAGGGAAATCGGTCTGCCGGTCCTCCACCGGCTGCATGATTCCGCGCATCTGCTTGAGCGCGCGCGCGACCGTGTCAGGCTCCTGCGACTCGGCCACACCCACATCAGGCGCAGCGCCGGCCTCGACCATATTGAGCGGCTGCAGGTAGACGTCGCCGGCCTCGATCGGGTTGAGGTCCTCGAGCTCGCGCACATCGTTCGCGCTCAACCAGCCCCAGTTCCGGCCGATGGCATAGGACTCATAGCGCGTCTTGATATCGCCGCGCAGCAGCCCCTCAAGGTTGTGCCGAATGTAGAATCCAGCGCGGCGCTCGGCTTCCGTCAGCAGAGCGAGCTGCATGCGCTGCTCGAGGATCACCGCCCACGGCCGCAGCGAGTTGACCACGAAGTCGATCGCCTGCTGCTCGACGTTGCTGAACGTTG